GTCGCGCTTTCTACGCACGCAGGATCAGCTCTAAGCGCTTAGGGCGGAGGTGTTCGAATAATGGCCACCGTCCGCGCGTGCGATCACTGCGGCGATTCGTACACCGCTCAGCGGAGCGATTCGCGCTACTGCTCATCCGGCTGCCGGTCGAAGGCAACCCTTGCTCGAAAGCGGGCGCCTCAGGCCTCGGTGGTCACCATGCCGGGCGCTACCGGTCCCGGCACGATTGAGGCCGCCGTCCGTACCCAGCTCGGTAGCCAGCTCGACACCGTCGTCGGGCGCCAGGCCGTCGCCGCAGCGAAGCGGCTCGACGGCTCGGTGTCAGACTCGGCCTTCTCGCCGATGTCGCGACGACTGCACGAGCTACTCGACCAGGCAGCGCAGGCCGCGGCCCTGGCAGCGACGAAGGGCGACGCCGAAGACAACCCGATCGCGTTCCTGAAGGCTCAGGCCGAGAGGCGCTGGCATGGCGCTGCCGGCTGATCCGTGGGCGCCGGTAGTCCCTGCGAAGCTGGTCGCGCCGTCGTGGTCGTTCACCCGAGGCCCCGAGGTCGCCGACCTGTGCGCCTTGCTCGGCTACGAGCCGATGCCGGAACAGGAGCAGTGGCTGGACGCCGTCTTTGCGGTCGGCTCGGACGGGCTGCCGGCGGTCACGGATGCGACCGACATTGCCGGCCGGCAGAACCTGAAGACCGGCGAGTTCGTGATGACGGCGTTCGGCTGGCTGTTCATCACCGAGGAGGAGCGCATCCTGTGGTCGGCTCACGAGTTCGGCACGACGCGCGACGCCTTCCTGCTGATGCGCTCGCTGCTGGAGAAGCGACCTTGGGCCAATGCCCTGGTGCGCCAGTATTACGCCAGCTCGAACTACACCGCGATAGCCCTGGTCGATGGCCGGGTGCTGGAGTTCACCGCTCGCACGACCAGCCAGGGCCGTGGCAAGTCCGCACCCAAGGCGATCTGGGACGAGGGTTTGGAGCTGCGCGCTGAGCACCTGGGCGCGCAGGACGCGGTGAAGTCGACGTTCCCGTGGGCTCAGACGCTCATCGGCTCGTCGGGTGCGAAGACGTACAGCGAGGTTCTGCATGGGATCATCACCAAGGCGCACTCCGGCGACTTGGGGCCGAAAGACTTCTACCGGGAGTTCCGCGACGACCTCGCCGGCGACTGCCAGCTCGGCATCGAGTGCACGCACGTCTACGGCTCGCCGGGCTGCCGGCTCGACGATCCGGAGCGGTGGAAGCGCAACAACCCGGCGATGGACCGCATCCACGCGGACGGCCGCGGCCTGACCTCGGCGGCGATCGAGCGGGAGCGGCGCAAGCAACCGAACCCGCTGATCTTCGCCCGGGAACGTCTCGGCTGGCACGAGGCGTACATCGACACGACGGCGGCGGTCTTCACCGAGGACGCATGGTCGGCGCTGCGGCGTCCGAAGTCGCGCATCGTGGCGCACCGGACGTTGGCCCTGCAGGTCTCGCCGAACCAGGACTGGTCCGCGGTGGTGGCCGGCGGCTACAACGACGACGGCCAGGTCCACCTCGAGGTGCCGAGCAAGTGGACCGACCTCACCAGGTCGGCCCGCACCTACGCCCGCTGGTCGGGCACTGACCGGGTGGTGCCGTGGGTGCGCAAGTACCTGCGCAAGCGGACCGACGAGACGGTGCTGGTGCTGTTGGCCGGCTCGACGGCGATGGCTTTACTGCCGGCGCTGAAGCGTCTCACGGAGGATCCGAAGCTCGGTCAGCTCACGATCGTGATCACGCCCGAGGCGCAGTTCCCGGCGGCGTGCGGTCACGTGCAGAACCTGGTGGCCAACGAGCAGCTGGTACACGTCGGCGATCCCGAGCTGCATGCCAGCTTCCTGGCGGTGGCGAAGCGAATGGTCGGCGAGAAGTCGTTCGTCTGGTCGCCGCGTGCCTCGACCGGTGACATCACCGCGGCGAACGCCGCGACTCTCGTGGCCTGGCGGTTGGAGCAGGGCGAGGACTACGACCCCGAGGAGTCGGTGGGATGAGCTTGGTCGAGGTGCTCGAGCTGGTCGCGGTGCTCGCGATCATCGTCGCCGTGTCGTGGGCATTGGCGCTGCTGGTGCCCTCGACATGGTCCTGGCCGGTGGCTGTCGGCACGTTCGGCGTCGGGCTGCTGCTGTTCTCGCTCGTGGTCGACCGGACGAAAGGCGGGAAGGGATGAGCCTGCTTCGTCGTAGCTCGGGAGCTGCCGAGCTGATCCCCGGCCGGGTCACCCGTCAGCGGGCCGGCAAGCCGGCGGTCACGTCCCGCGGCGCCATGCAGCAGTCGGTCATCTGGGCGGCCGCGAACATGCACGCCGCGATTGAGTCGCTGATGCCGGTGGACGTTTTCCGGATGGTGGGCGACCTGAAGGTGGAGATCAAGTCGCCGCCCCTGTTCACCAGTCCGTCGAGCTTCGCCGAGGGGCATCCCGAGTCGATGGCCGAGTGGCTCTATGCGCGGCGCATGTCGCTGCAGCTGTGGGGCAACTGCTTCGGTGAGATCACTGCTCGCGACGCGCTCGGGCTACCGGCGCAGATCCAGCTGGTCCCCGCCGAGGATGTCACCTGCAAGGTGAAGGACTACCAGGTGGTCGAGTATCGCTTCGGCCGCACGGTGATGGACGCCCGGGACGTCTACCACACCCGCGGCGCACTACTGCCCGGCGTTCCGGTCGGGCTGTCGCCGATCGCCTACGCGATGCTCGCCATCGAGACCTCGCTGTCGGCCCGGGGCTTCGCTGCCGACTGGTTCGGAAACTCGGCGTTCCCCGGCGGCCACATGAAGAACGATCAGCAAGTCCTCAAGCGTGGCCAGGCCGACTCGATCAAGGCGCAGTTCAAGGAGTCGCAGGAGGCCGGCGATCTGCTGGTGACCGGCAAGGACTGGACCTTCTCACCGATCCAGGCGAAGGCCGTCGAGGCCGGCTTCCTGGAGGCGATGAGCGCGACCGACGTCGAGCTGTGCCGGTTCATGAACGTGCCGGCCAATGTGATCGACGTTCCACTGAACGGCTCGGCCACGATCCAGTACCAGAACATCACCGCCAAGAACCTTGACTTCCTGGTGGGCCGGATGGGTCCGAGCCTGAAGCACACCGACGACGACCTGACGTCGTTCCTGCCGCGGCCCCGGTTCGTCAAGCTCAACCGGGCCGCGTTCCTGGCGATGGACCCGCAGGCGACCGCGGATCTGATGAAGGTCCAGATCGATTCCCGGCTGCGGACGCCCTCCGAGCTGCGTCGCCTCGAGGACAAGGCGCCGTTCACCGAGGCGGAGCTGGCCGAGTTCGATCGGCTGTTCGGCAGCAAGAACCAGACCCCGACCCCGAAGGGACTACCAGCATGAGCAAGCCTCTCCTGCTCTCGCGCGAGGATGCCGCGGCCGCCCGCCGGGACGCGGTGGTGACGCGTCAGACCCAGCCCGGCCAGCGTCGCTGTGCGGCCAACCCCGGGCCCGACCTGGATCGCATGGTGACCCGGGCCGACATCGCGCTGCGCGACAAGGCGGACACCAAGGCTCTGGAGTTCGAGGGCTACGCGACCGTCTACGAGCGCGGCTATGAGATGTGGGACTGGTACGGCCCGTACACCGAGATCATGTCGGCCGGCGCCGGCGAGTACTCGCTCAAGACGCCGAACCTCGACGTGCCCCTGGTGCTGCAGCACATGCAGCTGCACCGGATCGCGCGCACCACCAACGGCTCACTGCTGCTGAACGAGGACGACAACGGGCTGCGGACGCTGGCGCCCGAGTTGGACCCGACCGACCTCGACGTCCAGATGATCGCGCCGAAGCTGCGGAGCGGACTCATCGACGAGATGAGCTTCGCGTTCCGGATCACCGAGGGCGTCTGGTCGCCCGACTACACCGAGTACCGGATCAAGTCCTACGACATTCACCGCGGCGACGTGGCGATCGTCGGGTTCGGTGCCAACCCCTTCACTTCCGGTGGCCTGCGGGCCGATCCGGATCTTCGGAGCCTCCTGAGGGATGCGCCCGACGACGAGGCTCGCTCAGTACTGGGCGAGCTTCTGCAGCGATTCCCCGGCAAGCAGCGCAAGCGCTTCGTCGAGGAGGAGCTGCTCCCGCTCGTCTGAGCGGTTCCCGGCTGTACCCGTTCCCGCCCCTGCTGAGGCTCGGCGGTCGTCGTACTGTCTGGGAGTCATCAACTCATCCCTCTACCGTCACGGAAAGGACGGACACGATCATGACCTTGAAGGATCTGATCGAGCGCACCAAGAGCGCGCTCAACGCGAAGATCGAGGCGCGCAACGCGCTGACCACTTCGCTCAACGAACTGCGCAGCGCCGACACGGTCGACGCCGAGCGCGAGGCCGAGCAGCTCAAGCAGCGCGGCGAGGTCGACGCCGAGATCAAGGTGCTGCGCGCCAAGGTCGAGGAGTACGAGGCCGAGCAGCGAAACGACGAGGCGATCGAGCGCATGCAGGCCGAGGTCACCCAGACCGGCCAGCGCTCTGGCGATCCCGAGTCTCGCGAGGTACGCGTCGAGGTGAACGAGAGGCGGACCTACAACCGGGACGCCGACCCCAAGGGCCTCAACTTCCTCGCCGACGTCGTCGCCCGCGCCCTCAACTACGGCGGTGCGATCATGCGGCTGGAACGCCACATGGACGAGGAGCGGTCGTTGCGTGGCCCGCAGATCGACCGCGCCGCGGGCACCTCGGCCTTCGCCGGACTGGTGGTACCGCAGTACCTGGTCGACCTGTACGCCCCGCAGGCCAAGGCCGGTCGTCCGTTCGCGGACATCTGCCGCAAGCACGACCTGCCCGAGACCGGCATGACCGCCTCCATCGGTCGTGTCACCACCGGCACCTCGGTCGCCGTGCAGGCCTCGGAGGGCGCGGCCGTGTCCGAGACCGACATCGACGACACGCTGCTGACGGTCAACATTCAGACCGCCAGCGGGCAGCAGACGCTGTCGCGGCAGGCCGTCGAGCGCGGCATCGGCGTCGAGCAGACCACGCTCGAGGACCTGTTCCGCGCCTACGGCACGAGCCTCGACAACACGCTGCTGAACCAGGCCACCAACGGCCTGACCAACGTCGCGACGTCGATCGCCTACACCGACGGCACGCCGACCGCCGGCGAGCTGTACCCGAAGCTGCTGGCCGCCCCGGCGGCGGTCGAGGCGGCGCTGCTCGACCAGGCGGCGAACGACACCGTCGCAGTGATGCATTCGCGCCGGTGGTACTGGCTGCAGAGCCAGCTCACCAGCACCTGGCCGATGTTCGGGCAGCCGGGCGTCGCGCCGCAGCTGAGCGGCGTGAACTATGCCGAGAAGTACGGCTCGGGCTTCCGCGGAGTGCTGCCTTCGGGTGCTCCGGTGGTCGTCGACAACAACATCGCGACCAACCTCGGTGCGGGCACGAACGAGGACGAGATCTACTTCGCCTCGCCGTCCGAGTGTCACCTGTGGGAGGACCCGAGCGCACCGTTGTTGATCCGTGCCGAGCAGACGAAGGCGGCCAACCTGCAGATCCTGCTGGTGGTCTACGGCTACTTCGCCTACACCCACGCCCGCCGGCCGCACGCCCAGAAGATCGCCGGCACCGGCCTGATTGCCCCGTCATTCTAGATTTCTAGTAACGAGAGCCACTTACCTTCTGGTAAAGTGGCTCTCGTGCTGGAAGTCAAGATCTGTAGCGGATGCGGCGAAGAGAAGCCCCTGTCCGAGTACTACCGACGCAAGGGCTATCGCGACGGGATCGTCTCTCGCTGTAAAGGTTGCTACCGCGAGTGGCACCGAAAGCGGTACACGCCGAAGAGCGGGGCGAGTGACGAACCCCGGGCGTGCACCCACTGTGGGGTCATCTACACGCCAGAGCAGCGAAGGGCGTCGATCTACTGCTCGCGAGAGTGTGGCGAGCTTGCCCGTCGTGAATCTGGCCAAGTTCGCGCGGGACACCTGCGGCGCAAGTTCGGCATCACGCAAGCAGATTACGACGTGATGCTCGCAACTCAGGGTGGCGGCTGCGCGATCTGTGGCAAAAGCGCTGAGGAGCAGGTCCGGTATTCGCGATACCTGCATATCGACCACTGCCACGACACCGGCAAGGTCCGCGGGCTGTTGTGCGATCAGCACAACCTCCTGCTTGGTCGGTTCAACGATGACCCAAAGCTGCTCCGACGGGCCGCTGACTACTTGGACGGCCTCCTCTAGGGGCCGCAACCCCGAAAGCGCTGGACGCGCCCGCCGAGACTTCGACTCCGGCGGGCGTGCTCACGGCACAACGAAAGGAAACCCACCATGCCCCCTCGCAAGACCCTTGACAGCAAGCAGGCATCCTCGCGGGACGCGAAGGCCGAGCAGGCACGCCAGGACGCGGCCGCGAAGCGCGGCAAGTCGCTCGGCGGACGTGACGAGCGCTACATCGGCGCCCTGGAGATCGAACGGCAGGGCTACGTCACGCGCGGCCTCGACGATCGTGTTGCGGCCGTCGACGAGCAGATCGCCCTGTTCCGCGAGGCGCTGGGCGTTCCGGCCGACGTGGCCAACGAGCCGCCCGCCAATCAGCCCGGAGAGTGAGAGCGTCATGGCCTGGGTCGACCCTTCGCTGTTGCGCACGTTCGTCAAGAACACCAACGCCGACGACGAGGCCATGATCGCGCTCGCGGTCGACGTGGGCTGCGGCAAGGTTGAGGATCTGTGCGGCCCGATCGCCAACACGACGGTGACGGAGTCGGTCACCGCCCGTAGCGGCAAGAGCAAGCTGCGCTACCGTGCGACCTCGCTGGTCTCGATCACCACCGAGGCCGGAACCACGCTCACCCCGAGCGACTGGGCGATCGACGGCCAGCTGCTGCGCAACAAGTCGGGCACCTGCTATGGCGACGTGCTGGTCGTGTCGTACACGACGGGCTACATCGCCACCGGCGACACCGCCCCCGCGTGGGCGCGCTCGGCAGCCTTGCATATCGGCCAGCAGCACATGCGCACCATGCGTCGCTTCGGCCAGACCACCGAGGGTCCGCAGGGCTTCCTGGTGCCGGCCGCCGCCATGGAGGAGATGGCCGACCACCTTCTCGCCCCGGACGGTTTCTCATGAGCACCGGCTACCGCCTGCTGCAGGCGATGGTGGAGCGCTTCGGCGCCGGGCTCGACGCCTCGGTTTCGATGGGCATGCCGACCGGCATCGAGTCCGGCGACTACCTCGGCGTGGGGGTGACCGACCCCGAGGCCGCCGGGCGTCCGGCCAGTGCCTACAACAGCTCGATCGAGTGGTCGACCTCGATCGCCCCTGATGGCCCGTTCGACGAGGTCGGCGAGGTCAGCCTCGCCGCGGTCTCGGTTCGCGGCGACGACGAACTCGACCAGGCGATCAAGGCTGTGCACGACATCTTCGACCAGGTGGTCGCCGTCACGCGCGAGCAGTGGGCCGATCACGACATGTTCGGCGTCCCGGGGCTGTGGGATCTCAAGCCGTCCGGCGCCGAGCTGAACACCGCGCAGCTCGACATCGGCGCGACCGCCTACCTGCTCATCCGTTTCTCGTTCCAAGCCCAAATCTGAGGAGTCCTCCCGTGAAGCTCAAGCACATCGACCCGATGGGGGCCGGCCGCATCGCCGCACTCGGCATGCGCCTGGTCGACCGTGACGAGGTGGTGGACGTTCCCGAGGACGTCGCGCCCCTGCTGGTCATCCAGACCCTGAACTGGCAGCCCGCCGACAAGGCCGCGGAGAAGCTGGCCGCGACCGCGGTTCCCAAGTTCGAGGCCGCCCTGGTGGCCGCTTCCACCGAGTCGGCGGTTGTGTCCGCCGAACTTCCCCCGGCCAACGAGCCGGCCGACGACACCACCGGAGAGGGTGAGCCCGCATGACGGTCTACCGCAACGCACAGTTCGGCATGAGTGCCGCTGAGAGCCCCTACGGCACGGCGGCCACCATCGACCGCCTGATGCCCTACATCGGTGACCTGGACTTCGATTGGGAGCCGAACGACCAAATGTCGGAGGTCATCGAGTCCGGCGCGGTGGCGAACGCGAGCGCGTCGTACCGTCCGACCGAATCGGGCACCGGCACCTATAACGCCGAGATGAAGGCGAAAGGCTTCGGCCGCATCCTCAAGGGCGCGTTCGGCAACGGCGTCTCGACCCTGGTCTCTGGCGGCGTCTACCAGCAGAACTTCACCCTGAACAACACCAGCACCGTGTTCGACGCCTTCACCATGCAGGCCGTGCGCAAGCTGGTCGACGGCACCGACGACGTGCACACCTTCATCGGCACCGCGATCAAGTCGGTCGAGTTCTCGATGGACAACGCCGGGGTGCTCAAGGTGGCGTTTGAGCTGCTGGCCCGCACCATGTCGACGGCCATCGCCAAAGCCTCGCTCACCGCGATCACGGCGAACCGGTTCACGTTCGCCGGGTTCACGTTCAATACCGGCACCCTGACCGAGCCGACCACCACGGTGCTCGGGTCGTGCGCGACGGCCCTGGACGGCATCCGGTCGTGGTCGCTGAAGGTCGAGAACAACATCGTGGAGGACGACTACCGGGCCAATGGAGCGGGGCTCATGTCGCAGCCCTCGGTGTTGCAGCGCACCATCACGGGCTCGATCGAGGCGCGGAACACGGCACAGATTCAGGCGTTCCGCACGAACTGGCGCAACAACTCGACGATTCCGCTCGATGCCCGGTTCACCACCGGCACCGACGTGGCATCGTTCATCGTTCCGCAGGCACGCATCACGGGCAAGATCACCCCGAACATGGATGGCAACATGCCGACCGTCACGATCCCGTTCGAGGGCCTGGGTGGCGCGGCCACTCAGCCGCT